GTTGCAGGACATAGTTCAGCAGTAGCCACTGCAGAGCAAATCAACAAAACAGAGACATATCGTGACCCTGACAGCTTTGCTGACATCGTCAGAGGTATGCATCTCTATGGACGTAAAATATTACGACCTGAAGCACTTACTCGTGCTATATATGTCTCTAAATTCTAAGGAGTAAGTTAAAATGGCGGCAACAACAACAGCTTTGGCTACAACTAACTCTACTCATGGACCTACTTATGGTGCAAGCAATCGTGTGAAACCATTCCTAGTAGAGCAAACAATTGACTTTTCTGATCAAAACATTGATCCTAATGGAAGTACAATTGAGTGCTGTGCAATCCCTGCAGATCATTTAATAATGTATGCAGACGTTGAGGTTACTACGGCTATATCAAGTAACCAGACTGATGGTACTATTGATATGGGACTAGCAGGTGGGGATGCCGACTACTGGGTAGACGGTTTTGACATTGATGGTGCTTCTGCAGGTGACTATGCAGGAGTGGACACTGCGACAGCAGGAGTTCCACTTTTGGTAACTGCAGATGGTTCATTAAAGTTAACATTTGCAGGTACAGCAGGTACTATAAGTGCAGGTGTAATTCGTGTCTTTGCAGTATGCATGCCCATTGAGGGTGGCTTGAGCAAAGCTACGGATGTTGACAGAGATCAACTAGCCTAAATTAAAACTTAGGGGGCAGGTTAAAAGTGAAAGCTTGCCCTCTATTTTAACATAAGGAAAGAATAATGGCAGATACAGTCACAAGTCAGACAATACTAGATACACCATACAGATTAGTTATGAAGTTTACAAATGTAAGTGATGGTACAGGAGAGAGTGCCGTACAAAAAGTAGATGTAAGTGCATTTACTGCAGGTGAACAAGGTGCAACATGCACAGGTGTAACAATAGACAGAATATACTTTGTAAATGACGGAATGAAAGTGCAGATACTTTGGGATGCAACTACAGATGTAGAAGCATACAAACTATTAGATACTGAAGGATACTATGACTTCTCTAGCTTTGGGGGTCTACAAAACAATGCAGGTTCAGGTAAAACAGGTGATATCATGTTTACAACCGTTGGAGCTGCAAACACAGAAACATACAACATCATACTAGATATGACAAAACAATCCTAAAAAGGATATATTGAATGGCTTATAATTTTCTTGGCTTAGTAAATGCAATGAACAGAAGGTTGAATGAGGTAGAACTTACTTCATCTAATTTTGCTACAGCTACAGGTTTTTACTCACAAGCTAAAGATGCAGTCAATGCTGCTATTAGATATGTAAATCAGTCAGAGTATTTTTGGTCTTTTAATCATACCACAAAAGAACAAACATTAGTTGCTAACACAAGTCGTTATGCTTTTCCCACAGATGCCAAAGTAATTAACTTTAACACATTTCGTATTAAAGAGAATACTACACTAGGCAATTCCACCACACGCCTTACAGAAATTGTATATGAAGATTATCTAGATAGATTTGTAGACCAAGAATACAATTCATCTACTGGTCAAGGTGTACCTAGACATGTAGCACAAGCACCTGACTTAAAATTTATTATGACACCAGAGCCAGATAAAGCATATGAACTGGTATTTGAATATTATACCTTTCCAACAGATTTGTCTGCAACTACAGATGCTCCAACAATTCCAGAAAGATTTCAACATGTTATTGTAGATGGTGCAATGCACTATGGTTATCTATTTAGAGGTAACACACAAGATGCTATGGTAATGAAAGAAAAATTTGACGAAGGTATTAAATATATGCGTTCACAGCTTATAAACAGAACCCCATATGTAAGATCATATATGCTTACTGGTAATACAGGTGGAGTAAGTACTGGTTTTAGTTCTGTATTTAATATCTAAAGGCTAACACAATGGATGCATGGCAAACCTATCCAGTTGAGTTTCGTGGAGGTCTTATAACAAACCTCTCGCCTTTGCAACAGGGTACAAATGCACCGGGAAGTGCGAGAATATTACGTAACTTTGAACCCTCTGTTGAGGGTGGTTACAGACGGATTGAGGGATTTGATAAGTACGATAGTAATATTATCCCACCATACGGCTCACCTGTGGTACATGGGGCGAGTCAATCTGGAACAACATTAATAATAGGTGCAATACACACTACACCAGTTGCAGGTGATACTTTAG